TATACAGCCAATCAAGAACTTGAACGTTTTGGTTGCGGATGAGTTGAGAGACTGGAAGATTGAAATTGGAAGGTATGTACACACGGCATCTTACACAGATGTTGAAAAGGAGGTCAAAGCCACAAGCAGATATTTTAAAACTCAAGATTTCGAAGTGAATGAGAATCTTGTTGAGGATATCTATGAGATGTTACGCATCAAGTTCGACAGATCAGTGTTGACTCCAACAAAACTGATCCTTGCGAAGTGGCCAAAGAAGTACTCTATGGGTTTCGGTTTCATGAAGGAGGATTATAAAAGAGCCCTGAAACGTAGGGAAGCGATAGAGAAAGTGGGTGGCATGGTTTCTTTCCAGCGAATGTGGGATGAGCTTCTGAAGCAGTCAACAAACATGACGCCTGTTGCACATGTTTTCACCAAATGGGAGACGCTGAAGGAAGCTAAAGTCCTTGATGGGAAAGTGAGGACAATCATAGGAACACCCTTTTCTCACTACGTCTTGTCAAGTCTTTTCTCCTTCGCACAGAATGCTAGGCATGTTTATGAAGAGACCCCTATCAAGACAGGAATGCCATTGAATGGTGCACATTTCAATGATTTGTGGGTGCATCACAGTAAGAGAGAGGAACACTATTCAGGTGATGTGGTGGATTATGACTCAACTTTCAATAGCTCTCTTCTAAAGGTAGTTGCTGCCATCAGGAAGAAGGGGTTCCAACTGCACCGTGATTATGACAAGATATGCGACATCATAGACATCTCATATGAGCAACTGAAGAACTCTCCACTAGCAATGAAGGCAACAGGAGTCATAAGCAAGAAAGCCGCTGGCGGGTCCACTGGACATGGAAACACCTCATCTGACAACTCAATCCTATTGTTGGCTTTGTATTTGATAGCATGGCGTAATGCGACAGGAAGATCAGGGAAAGAGTTTATGAGGTACAACACATTGTCGAACTGTGCAGATGATCACGTTCTCTCATATGACAAGAACCCCTTCAATTGGTCCTTTGATGTCGCTATGAAGGAGTTTAAGAGGTTGGGCATAACCCTTAAGAAGGAGATCAACTCAAACAAACTGGAGGACATGGAATTTCTTGCCAAGAGGATTGTCAAGAATGACTTCAAGGAAAGGCAGACACTGGTTAATTATGGAATAACACCCCCACGTTTCCTCACAGCTCACAACAAGGAACGGCTCGTCGGTAAAATCACTGCTGCAAACCTCAAGATGAGCCCCAAGCAGAGGGTGGTTCGTTATAAGTCTTACATGTACCTCTGTGCACACCATAGAGATGTCTATGACAGATTGGCATTGTCAATTGGCAGAATAAGAGGTTCAATGAACGTTGATGACCAAAAGAAAACAAATCCAAGGGATATTGATGTTTCAAAGTTGAAGATACCAACATACACAGAAGTCATGAGGAAGTGGTACAGCCACAATGCTAAGGTTCACGACCCAGAGGATGAGTTCGACGCATGGAATGAGGAAGCTTCCGATGCAAATGGGTGTGTCATTGTGTTGGGCGACAGTAGTCTGCTGATGAAGTTGGGACAATTCGTGGAGTCCATACCTGAGGTCCTCCACCCAAAATTCTATGAAACAGGGTTTATGAGACACGTGCACAAGATATTTAGGAACAGACTTTGCTGGCCATATGAACTTGTAAAACTAAGAAATCCACATGCGGCTAATTGGAAGAGCCTATTTAAAATGGTTGCTATGACTGACTATAAATTTCTCAATTCAGTTGAAATACTTAGCGGCCATTCTGGAATGAATGCGTTGGATTTGTATGTCGCTCATTGGTCTTACTTCGCGATAACAAGCTTGACAGGGAACAGGG